GCTGTTTGTTCTATGATTACTTGTTTGAAGGACGTACTCAGTTTGATCAGTTTGAATGGAGCTTGCAACTCTATGAGGATTGGCTCGCCAAGTTCGGCGTTGAAAAGCGTCAACGGATGGACAAAGCCCTTGAAGGTATAGTTTCTGCGCAACTACCAGACTATACTTCCAAGGACGTCTTTGTGAAAGTTGAAGCTTTGCTTGTCGAACATAAGCCCAACTGGGCACCTCGCGTTATCTTTAAAGGTACCGACCTTTATAACGCGATTTCAGGGCCGATGTTCAACGAAATGATGCGTAGGTTCGATTTACTCCTTGAGAGTAGACCGGGCCCGTATTGTTTTCGAACGAGTTACAAGAAAGTTCCTACTGATTATACTGAGTATCTCGAAGATCATGGTGAGGCTGACAATAAACCTGGGTGGATCGAAGCCGACTTCTCAGCGAATGATAAGACTCAATGTCGTGACGTGCTTTTGTTTGAAGCGTCCATGATGCGTCTCCTCGGGTGTCCTGAATGGTTTGTCAGATTGCACTTAAAATCTGGCAAATTCATTGCACAATCTAAAACACACGGGGTTCGGGCGCGTCTTGAACATATGCTTCCGACGGGAGCTACGGATACAACATTCAGAAATACGCTGTGGAATGGCATCATACTGTTCTCTTTCTTGCGCGCAACTGGCGCCAAGAGGAGTGCTGGTATGATTCTAGGCGATGACATGCTTGCCAAGGTACACGGTTTGAGCAGGTATGCTTGTAAAACTTACGTTTCCATTGCTAGTGAAGCCAGAATGGAATGTAAGGTTTTTAGGCGCAGCTGCCTGTTTGAATGCTCTTTCCTATCAAAGTTTTTTGTTCCTCGTAGTGATGGAATGCACTTAACGGTCCCCATACTGGGTAAGTCCATTGCTAGATTCAACATGAGAGCAAATCACAATGATGGTTTGAGTGACGCCGCGTACATGGCCGGCAAGTCTGTGGGCTACGCTTATGAGTTTCGACATCTGCCACCTGTTAGGGATATGTTTCTTAAAAGGTTCTTGTTTGAATTTACAGAGGTGCGAGATAAAGAAAAGGCTAAGGACGCCGTAGATATCAGCTGGAACGCCAGAACTGCTGGGGTTACCTTACGCAACATCCGTCAAAAGATTGTTGTCGAGGAGACCATCAGTGATGACGATTTCTTCAGTTTTTGCTACGAGCGTTACGGTCTTTACTCCTCTGACGTGCTTGAACTTTTTGAGGACGTTATTCTTAGCCGGGATCAGGTCGACATTCATGGAGTCGTCGTGGAGATTCTAAGTCATGATTTCCTGTGATTAGGTCTGCCTAGTTGCCGGGTGTGATTTAGGGTATCCGGTACGACTACCGTCAGCCCCACTTGGATCACTCCAAAAAAAAAA